TCCTTGACTAAATAAACTGACTCATCGTATCCTTTTTAACTTCGCAGGAAAACGACAAGAATGTTGATTGGTGAACCCAGTAGGACTTGAACCTACAACCAATGAATTAAAAGTTCAGTGCTCTACCGGTTGAGCTATGGGTCCAGTTTCAATCAACCTCATGCCTTAATATTATCATTAAAAACTCAGCATGTCAACTGGGTTTTCAATGTTTTTTGCAATATAGATAATTCTTACTTCAGACGGCAGAAGCAACTCTGTGCCCATATGGGAATCGTTGCTAAATCTAACTAAGTAGCCGTCACGCTTCGCATCATATAGCTTGTGCGCAACGACCAGTCCTATCTGCCCTTGATACTCTACCAAGTCGCCCACTTTGCATCGGATCATATCTCGTTCACCATTCGTCGCGAGGCGAACCATAAGCAAACGCAGCTTCCCCATGATCATCAACCCAAGCAAATATTGCCTGAGTTATTTCTTCCATTACTGCCTCAAAATCATCTTCGTCATCGAGACTACGAGCGGAACATTTGCCTTCCAGTGCATCGCGAATATAAGATACAAGCTCTTCCATAATTTATCTCCTTTCGGCCGATGAGTATTTAAGTCACTCACCACTCCTCTACATTAGCACGTGTATCTATATTAGTCAAGGTTTGTTTTATTTTTTTTTGAGTCTTCAACAAGGGTCCAATAACATCGATTAAGGTACTTAACCTTTCCTACATTTTCTGGATCTAGTCTGTCTCTTATGACGACGACCTCGCAAACAGAGTGGCCGGCAATTGTAATGGCTGTCATGATGACCGTGCCCAGGACCCACGTTTGACTTACGTGCGTTACAAGATCTCCTGCTTTTAGTTTCGGAAGGGACGGCATACCATATACTGTTTAGCTTGAAGCTTTGGCCGGCCTAGATCTAGAGAGCATACGACATCTGTAGGTCCACACTTCGTCTTCCCAGATGATATCACCATTGCACTCATAGGGCCTAAGCCAGCGCACTCGGACGGCGTTGCGGTCGAGGGTGATATCGGATATAACGATACCCACCTGTTCGGAGTCGCTAGCGTTGGTAGTCCAGGCGATAAGATCGCCAATTTCTATCACTTTTTCTTTTTCTCGTTCATGAGAATCAGCGAGTCGTTGGACGCGTTAAAGTTTTCTCCATTTAGAAAAGATACTCTCCAGCCATAGGCATAGCGCGCGCCGCCAGTTGTCTCGACATATGCCCTATCCATGATAATCCCCAAACCACTCAGCTCGTGTTTAACCAGATCACCTAAATTAAATTCTCTATTCTTCATTTCTTAACACCTTGTAAAAACATTTCTGGATACCACTGTTCCTCGCTCGACATATTCTCCCCGGGGTCCTGCCAAAGAATTTGATACTCATGCATATCAAAATTGCCGGATTCTCTAACACCAAAAACTATCCCAAGTAAGGGGGGTTCGGAATCTGATGTTATTGATCTTAATTCCTCTGATATTGTTATCAGATCTCCTATGTTATATCTACTTTTACTACTCTTCTTTACCATTATTATAACTAGAAACGCAGAATTAATCAAGACAATATTGATTTAATTTGATTATTTCCTCGATGGTTTGCCAAGACCGAGTAGGGGGGCCAATCGACCAATGTACCAAATAGAAACCATTGTCGATGTCAATGACTAGACCACGGTCGGTCGGTTGTTCAGAAAATGAAAGCTCAAGTTGCGACAGGCACACTAGATCGCCCACCTCAATGTTTCTATCTGACACCGTTAACTAATTCCATTTCGTTTTCATACATCCAGAACGCGCTGTCGCGGGGCCAACAAACGAGATATTCTTCCACCATAAGATACCCCTCCCCCTCAACGGGTGGCGTAACTTGTATGACTATGCCAAGGGTACCCGGATCCATCTTATGATCGTCCAGTACGTTGACAGGATCGGACCATCCGGCGAACCTCACCAAATCGCCAACACAAAACTTCATTTGTTTTTGTAGCATATGCCCCCTCAATTAGATATATTTAATGTCTAGCGGCTGATAATTTTCTTTAGAATGGACTTGGCTAGTTTAAATGATTTGCGAACTTTTTGCGGATTGTACGGAATCGTTTTTCCGCCGGATGACTCAAAAGCACTCCTGTACTTTTCCCGATCATCGATAAGTATTGGAACTGTTCCCGCAGGCATCTCGTAGTCTGATAAGAACTTACCTTTGTCTCTCTCGATGAAAACATTCTCTGGTTGTACGTTTTTCAGGTTTTCCTTTACCCAGTCTCTCTTCGCTTTAACAACTATATTGTCCAGCGGCGCGGATAGAATTCTAACTCCACCGGAGGCGTCGGAGACTAGATTCCCCATGTCTACTAATTTTTGAGCATTGGGTAGAGCCTCCATGTTCATCCAAAAGTCCCTGTTGCCAGTGGCCATGGACAAGAAATATTCACCCACTTGAAGCTCCAAACCGCTTCGAAGTGCGTCGGTGTCTTTCAGGAACGTTAAGTGTTCAAACCTCGCGTATGTGATGGTTTCTTCGCCGGCTTCCTCCATGAGTGCGGCTAGCTTCTCTAATTGCTTTCTAGCATTCAAATAAAGGCTAGACGTTCTCTTGTATGTTGGCTCTGAGGGTCTGGGGTGTATTTCCTCGACTGGTGTGCCATCTCTAAGCATGGCTAGATTTTCGTTTATAATTTTTACCGTCAATTTAGTCATATCAACTAAAACCCCGTCCATATCTAAAAATACGATATAATTCGCAGACGGATCGTCAGATAAAATAGCGGTAGCCGGGTGGGGAGTACCCCTAAACCAATCTAAGATCTTATTTATCACCCTTTTTCTCCTTGTAATCACAGTATATACAGTCTTCAGTGTCCTGTAAAGGCATCTTACAATTTGGGCATACAACCTGACTATTTTTTAACATACCTTCTCCAGCCTTCGAACAATTTTGATGTTTCCGAAGCTGGCTCTTTTGCAGAGTCTTGGGTCATGGCCTTCAACCTTTTCTGAGCAGTGTCGGAATCGGTATTAACTATGTCTGATAAAGTCCTGTCGACAATTAATTGTATATCATCTGCATCTAAATGTTTTAGCACGGCGGTTAGGACAGCCACCTGCGCATCCGAAGAATCGTCCGTGACTCCAAAATGAAGTCTGTATTGGTACGTCTTTTCTTTTATGTGTGTTGCGCTGAAGCTGTAAGGCGGATATTGAATGTCGCCAACTGAAGCTTTCTGTGTAGCGGATAAGACTATAGCTTTCTTTAAAGCAATTTTAAAATCGCGCGAGGAAAGTATCCGATCTGTCTGGGGGCCGGCAGCGTCTTTGCGAACTTCTATGCCCCATATATCAGCTGTCAACTCTGTGGGATTATACGGATCGTCCACCTCGGTGTCCCACCCGTTTTCATCAAAGGTTGCATTATCAACCTCCTGGGCTAGTTGATAAAGTTCGGCGCCCTCTAGCAGATCGTACCGCTTGAGCATCATTTCAAGCTCTGACTTCCAGCCTTCGCGATCTGAGTGGAATTTTGCCAAGTTGTCTAAAACCCTCTCTAGTTCCGTGGGGTCGTGGATGTAGGGGTAGTAGGAAACCCTCTCAGACCCCATCTTAAAGTTTATATAAATGTTATTCATATCTTCTCCGTCGTGCCGGCGTTGGGGGCCAACCGTAATGCTGTCAATCCAATCCACTCCCATATCGTTGAATTCATCTTTTATATGATCCAGATCATTGTATAATCTACCGGCGGTCGCGCGGCCTTTGAATTCAGACACGGGAATGCTGAACTTTTGACTGGCGGCCAGAGAAGCCCAGGTCGTTCCATCCTCGGCGTTGACACCCACTTCGACTTCTATCGTAGGGATTATTTTGCGCAAAATATCGTTAAGATCTAGATCTTCGTAGTTGGACGGAAGTACATTGTAATTTTGCTCGTCCCACACAATTGCAATATCTTTCAACTCAGCTTCGAAGGCTGCAGTTCCGATGCCCAAGCCTGCTAGGATTTCATCTTCTAGTTTATAGTTGGTTCCAATGGCTCCATAGTATTTCGATCCGGCTCTGTGGCTGTGTCCGGCCTCTGGATACAAGGTTTGAAACATATCATTCGCACTAGTGTCCTGCTGGGTGCCGCCCACTATGCTAAACTGACCTAGATTAATTTGACCTTCAGAATTTCTCGGAAATAGTTTCTCTCTACCCTCCTGAGCGGTGTGCAGCCACTTGACCACAGTTGAATGAAAACCGTCGAGATCGGGGCCGTAGATTCTCTCTTCCGGTACAGCCAAATCGACCTGGGGACCATCCTGAGATGTCTTGAAAACAATCCTTCTCACTCGGACGCGCGCGAGCGGCACAATACCCTCAACATCGCGCGCATCGTCGCTAAATAATTCTTGATCGTCCAGGGCACTTACGTCCTCGTCCGGACCTACAAGCTCTTGTAACTGGTCGTCATTGACAATATAGGCAACAGCGCCATGACCATGAGCTTCCGCGACTGCGCACTGATAGTATGAGGAGAAACCGCCGCCGCCGCGAGAGGGGGGTGAGTGGCAAGACTGAATGTGTTCAAAGTCAGCCATTCGTAAAACGTCGATGGGATGACGAGTCACAACGATAGACATGTTAAGCATCTCGCCGCGAGTCTTTTGATAAACACTTAAAATCTTCTTTGCGTATTCCTCTGTGTGGTCTCTGGCCCAATCGAAAGAAACAAAGCTAGCTAGCTTTTTCTTAGCCTCTTCTGCGTCCGCGGAGGGGGCGCCACGATCACCGAATTCACCCTCCGGTTCTATAATAGCTAATATATCGTTAGCGATGCCGAATTCCTGATCTCTTCTGGAAAACTGATATTTTCCCCGAAGCCTTATGTACTTCATTAGCCACTTGCCAATTTTCATCTTTTCAGTTCTTGTTTGCTGATTTCTTGCACTCTTCACATCTCTAGAGATTGTTCCAGACTTCCAGTCAACCACCCACGATGTGTTCCGCAAAGAGCCTTCCCACTCAGATAGCTTCGCATCCTTTGGCGATCTCCTAAATGGAAGGCGGAGGCGCATGCGATCACCAAACAAATGTTTGAATGGAAGATCGTCTGATTTCATACCGGACAAGAAGTCTGCAATGTGGTCAACTTCCGTCTCGTCTATCTCTAAAAGCAGGGGACCCTGCTTTTTAAATTCTCTCCATTTATTATGAAAGCTCATGAAAAATCTCCATCACATCTATATTTTTGTCGAACTCGCTCGCTTATTGGTATTGACTCTCCATCGCCGTCGATGCGAACAAAGATCATCTCTGTTGCCACCACTGTTTTCTGTGTTCCGTTGTAAACACTGTGACGGCGAGCTTCAATATTTAAAGTTATTGAAGTTTTACCAATCCTCTCAACTTCTCCATATATCTTAATTAGTTGGCCGGGACGAACTGGCTTCTCAAAAGTTAATCCAGCGATGTGCCTAGTGACCACTTGCGGAGTGTCACAGACCTGGGCTGCAAATCCTGCTGCTGCCTCGTCCAACCATGCTAGCATAACGCCACCAAATAAATTGCCGTGGTAGCCTACATCCTGAGTCTTTACAAAATGTGTCGATATTAGTTCCATACTTTTAACTTTCTTCGTCCTTGTGGAGCGCAACAATGATTCCAATACCTAGGCAGAGAATTCCAGTCATTAGAAGCTGCGCCGACTTAAGATCTAGCTCTCCGTTAACGTGATATGAAGCATACGATAAGGTTATCCATAAGACAGCCAGTAACAAGAATATCGCGGTAGATGCCCTATTCATCGGTGCCAAAGACCAGTTGCTCCCCGTCGTCGTATGTGATGATGGTCCTATTGCTGGGGTGTGGTTTGATATGAACTGTAGTAAAGTCGTTCATTGAGTCAAATATAGCAATGCCGCCGCGCGGGGGAGGAAAGAGCCAATGTACAACACACTGCCCTGTGGCCAGAGTTACACCTTCAATTACGACTCCTTCGCCGGAGACGCCAGTCTCATCAAACTGCCGACAAACAGTAAATGTTCTTATACCCTCCGGGGCGAGTCTCGGTGGCGGCTTCGGTTTGAGCTTTTCAACCTCTTCGATAGAGTCTGCAGACTCGCTCGCAAGGCTCTCCTCACTCAGTTCTTCAATTTCACTTTTTTCTGACATCTAAGGCTCTCCTAATAAGGGCTTCTATATGTGGTACTGTATCATATTTCGCAACATCCTTTAAGTGAACCCAGGAGAAATCAGTATGTTCTCCATTTATTTTCACCTTACCAGACCAGTCCTCGGAAAGAAACACTGGTACTTGATAGCTTGGTTGCAATTCCTGCAAAGTTCTTATATCTAGATCTGTCTCTTCTTTTGTCTCTCTAGTGGCCGCGGCAGGTGGTGATTCGCCGGGCTCTATCTTCCCGCCCGGGAAGGCCCACTTGTCGGGCATCCATGTGCTTGTCGGCTCCCTGCGAAGCAGCAGTACGCGGTCGTCAGCGTCAATAATTATGACGGCTGTGCCATTGATCTTCATGTTAGTTATCTTTATCTTGATCATCTGATTCCGCTAAGCTCATCAGATTATCATACGAACTATTGATTAAGCCAATAAGCCTACCCATCGAACCGTTTCTTCTTAAGACCTTAAATGATATGTTCTCGACTGAGAAAATGCCCTCCTTGTCTAAGCCACATTTTCTCATCTTCTTTATCTTGTCCTTGAGAATCATAGCCTCAGAATAAACTTCTTCATCTTTGCCCTCATTGAACATTTTTTCTATCTGGCTTATTCGCTTGGTCAGGGTGTCGGACTTTATTCTTACGCTGGGCCGGTCTATGTCAGATGATTCCCTTACCGGCTCTAGCAACCAGCTGTTGTCGGATATAGAATATACGCCTGTGGAAATGTGAGGCTCCGATTCATTCTGCACGTATATCTCAACTTGATGTTCCTTTACGAGAATGTCGTGCTTTGAATTCCACACGGCCTGCTTTGCATTAAAAAATTCTCTCAATAATTCTTCATTCTCGTCAATATCTTCGAAGGGGAGAATGATGTGTAAGTCAATGTCGGAGTACTTAGACCAATTATAATTTGCCAAAGAACCAGTAATAGTCAAGGTCCAATTGGAAACACCCATGCCTAGGCTTTCTAGAAAGTCTTCAGCAATTTCAACCAACCTCTCGGATACCTCAGGGCGAAGGGCTTTCCCCTCCCAAACATCTTGATTCAGTTCCGCTCTCGTTTCAAAAGAAGAGAGAATACCGCTATCGTCTCCGACGATCTTTATACTTATCATCTTCCTGCTCCCGGCGGGGCATTGCCCCTCTTCGTACTAGCGTGGGTCTTAATACCTTCGCCACCGCCATCTTCTTTGTTTGGGCCGCGGTTAAGTATGCGATCCTTCATTCTCGGATGCTTCCTGCGCCAAGCCTTCTGGATCTTCTCTATTTCTAGAAGCTCTAGCTCTTCGCGAACAATTTCCCTCAGATTATCAATTGAAATTTTCATCATGCTTTCCTTGAAACGTCTACCGGAGTTTCGCCACCCTCCACTGCTAGAACACTGGGCAGGTTCTTAATCTTTTCCTTTAAGTGGATGGCGGCCACTCTAGGATCTATAGCTTTCTTGGAAACTCTGTACCTTATCTCCATATCTGATATATATTTTTCGTCTGTTTCCCTCTGCCCGCCGGGGCGGGATGCAACGGTTAGTACGTCTGCAATCGCGCGAATGTCTTGCTGAGTCTGTCCTTTGTCTGCAAATCCTCGGATAGTCTCTTCATCCGACGCGGAGGATTTCCTTATGTGTACTCTAACAATTATTTTAAAAATCTTTTGGAAGTATTCCCCATCTCTTTCCGATAAGGCGTATTTCTTCCAATTTTCCATAAGATGTTTCATCGGTAAGTCCCTCTAGTATCTATCTAAATAGTTCGGAATACTCAATTAGTGCCCGGGTTTCTTCATATCCTAAAACAGAAAGGTGTTGGCAGTTTGGCATTTTCTCCAGAGCCATAGCCAAACCATAATCATTACCCGATGGGTATATTCTATCACCAGTGAAAACAATACTCAAGTCTGAGCCGTGTTCCTTTTTCAGATGCTTTAAGACTTGAGACTTATCCCTCCCTTTGGCAAAAATATCTACACTTATCATCCCACCTACAGCCACATCTAACTTGGGCCAAGCTTTTGTAATATAATCAACAATGTCTGCTCTTTCGTGGTTTTTCTGATCCCAGGCGTAATAATCCTCTCTCTGCTCTTTCGTCGCGTTTCGGCCGACGACGCTAAAGTTTATCATCCCTGTTCTTTTTTCAATATGTTTACCGGTCTTAACAGGATATGAGGAGGCCTCTACATATGCTTCCAAGTCCTCCGTCAGTTCAAGCTTCGGCCGAAAACCTTTCTTGAAAACCAACTTGTCGTTTTTGTAGAAAGTGTTCCCCAGACAACAAAATACACCAGTGCATGCATTCAAAAGTTCGTCAAAGACCTGTTGTTTTATCTTTCCCAGATCGCTTCCGGTAACAAGATAAACAATCTTGTCGGAGGCCCACTTAAGAAAAATCTCGGCGAAGGCCTCGTCGATTTTTTGACGAGGCTCGGTTAAAGTCCCATCAACGTCGAAAAGATATATTTTCTCCATCAGGCATTGCCAATCGGCTCCGAAGTCTGGGCAATCAAAGCTGCTAGCTCATCAAACGATCCTTCCGGAAGATCACCCATCATTAGACTCTCAAGGCTGCGAACCTGATCAATGTAATCTAATAATTCTTCGTTCTCTCTATTAATGGCCCACAATCTCTCTACCTCAGATTCTAGTCTAATAATTTTCTGCTCTAACTTGTCGAGGCCCAAGGCGCGCAGGAGTAATTTTTTCATTTTTTCTTCTTCCTAATGTTTTAGTGGAACAGTGTCGACTGCTGATCAGGGAACAATAAGTCCTTAAGTTCTTCTCTAGAGATAATACCAGACTTTCTTCGATTTATTAAATCGAGCAAAGCCTTTTGTTTTTCCAGAGAAATGGGTAATATATTCTCATGCTCATCTGTATTGCAGGCCACTGTAGAAATATTCTTTTTCTTCATCTGTAACCTTTCTTTAGTTTAACTGTATTAAATAGTTAATTAACTGCAGAATCGTCATCGTCGCCTAGTGAATAATCTATAACGTAACCAATCTCCACGTGCGAACCTTCAGGGGGGACAAGAAGGAACTCTACGCTGTTGGTGAGAGGGTTATAAACCCAATCAAGATTGCTGGATTCTGAAGAGTTTACAAAAACTATCAAAGTGTCTTCGATGGGGGTAAAAGTTAACTCCCATTCTTCATGGGGCTCAACCTGAGATGTCGCGGCCTGAACTCCGGGGGCCCAATCTGTCGAACAAATATCCACAACGACGCCTCCGAATGCATTAGTTGCATCGATGTAACGCTGGCTGATGTATGTGGAGTGATGTCCCGTGTTACAAAGCGAGTCTGCGGCTGGTAGGTTTACAATGCTAGCCAAGAATACAGAAGGTCGCTGGCTACCGTACCAGTTTATAAAATCTTGTAGGCCGCCGGGTGAAAAAGTAAAATCGCGGCTGCTCTGTTCCTCCTCATCGCTTACAAAAACAACAAGGAGTCCTGCGTTTGGCCGTAACCACGATTGATTATATGAATTCTCCACCAAGTAGGCATAGAGGGCGTCGAAGCCTGCTTCTAAACCATAGGTGCCTGTGTTGTTATAAGCATCCCAAGCATCCTGAACACTATCTCCCGGGACCAACGGGAATTGTGCTGTAGTACCGGAGTCCTGCCATGCTGTAGTTGTGATTCCCAATCTCCAACCGGACGGCGGAAGGGAAAGCATCATTTGTTCAATGCCGTCGACTACCGACTGAGAGTGCTGGTGCATGGAGCCTGACTTGTCAATCAGCCAGACAATATCAATCCCGTCCATCGTGTAGGGTTGATCAAAGCTGTCGATCCAGACATCGCCGCCGTCGCCGGGAACTTCGATTGGTACTTCGACTGGCACTTCAACCTCGATGTAGACCGGATCTTGGTAGCCGCCATGGATTGTATAATCTCCCTCGCAGCCTATGGTTAATAATATTAATACTAGGGAGAATATACGTTTCATTTTATTCTCCGCCAGGGAAAGCCCTTATCGGTGGTGGAAGATCGCCATTATCTTCCTCCGTTTGGTCTCCAGCGCCCTGGTCGGGGGCTGGGTCTTTTGTCAATGGGCTGTCTGGAAGCTTGTGCTCTTTCTGAGCTTCTTCTTCTTTGATCTGCAGCTGCATTCTTATGTCTAATATTTCCTGATCCAAAGACCAGATTGGGGCAACCCAAACTAAACTATCTAGAGGTATTGGAATAGACCAGCTACCTATGTCAATGGCAGACACAATACCCAAGAGTCGGCCCTGGTTATCGTAAACTCCCGAACCAGAGGAGCCAAACCACCCGTACATGTTAACAACAATATAGCCCTTTTCCAAAGAGGCGACTCGGCCCATGATCGTTAGAAGGTCATGGCGGCCCGGGAAGCCCGTATAAGTTACGCCGGCGCCAACTAAGTTCTTATTAGCTAGGGATCCGCGTACACGATATGGCATGGGAACTCGGCTGTTGATCTTCGGTACCGACAGTACGGCAAGATCGGTTCTTTCGTCTTCATAGATTACTCTGCCTATAACATTCTCTCCGTTGCGGCCGGAGACAACCATGTGCCTAAAGCCTTCCACAACGTGAGCAGCCGTCACAACGATATGACGGCCTTTGTATTTTAAATATGAGCCAGAGCCATGACCTTGACCGCCCGGGCGGACAACCTTAACTGCGGCGCTTCTTACGGCCCTCTCTATGGGACTTAAGCTTGCGCGCTCCAGTATTTCTGACATTTGATCGGCCTGAGTAACGGCCTCTTCGGCAACGGAACTGGGATCAAAGTATTGGCCTGAATTGGCCTGCGTGTCTGTTGGGGCTTGCGATGTGCACGATAACCCCATAAGTAAAACAAATGCACCCATCAAAGTTGATGCAAAACTTATAAGATTTTTATGCACGATTAGAACCTCCAGATTCTTTTCGACGCGTTGAGTCAATAAAGCTACAAAATGTACTCACCTGCTGTCATGTTTATGACCTTTCTGACCTTTCGCGGTCGGGGTGCCTTTTTCGCACCCATAGTAACTATGGTCTAAAATCCCTTTATCGGCATTTTTTGAATATTTTTTTAATTTATTTGGAGGATCTGTTATCTTTTGATGCGTACAGCAATTCTTGATTTCTTTTTTATGTTAGATTCAGATATAACAGAGATAATCTTTTTAAGTTGATCGGAGATACTTTGCGGAACATCATCCATCAGATTTATATTATAGTACGCGCGCGGATCGTGAAGGGCCGCGGCTAGATAGACAGAAAGATGTTTTTCCAGAACTCTCAAAAACGTTAAAACATCATTGAGTTCCATAAAGAGCTTTTCGGACTCTGTTACGGGGCGCCCTTCGAAGGCTCGCCACTCGCTCGGAGGCGGGTCTGCCCACGAAGAGAGTTTCCCCAATCGCGCAAGGATCTCGTCAGAGGGTCGTCCGGAATCTTCCCATGGCACTACTATACTTTGAAGCTCATTGAGGCTTAAATCTAGTAATTTAAGTTTCGGATACTCGGTTTGTACTTTCTTTATGCGCTCAAACGTTTTTGTATATGCCGTAGCATATGCACTAACCCCGTCTATCATGCCGATATACTGTCGCGCAAGATCGCGAAGGAGATCGGCTTCCTGCGTAGTATCGGGGCGCAGGAATTGATTTCCGAATACAACTATTTCGTCTATAGCCACCTCGTGTAACCCATCTTTAAGGGCGCCTATGGAGGCCTCAACATCAAGCTGAACGTTCAGTTTTGCTTGGTAGGTTTGAAAGAATTCATCGTAAACTTGACGGGCGGCGTGGATAAAGGCTTTCATGTTCTCGTCTTTATCTAAAAAGTCAACAAACCCCTTCACGGCTTTCAGATCGTCGGCGTCGATGTCCGATTCAATTGTTATAACTGGGTTGAGGAATATGTTAAGTTTCCTTGAAGCAGCGTCGGTGGCACGTTGATCAATTCTGAGCTTCATCAAGTTCGGAAAATTAAGTTCTTTAACAATTTCTGGCTCAATGCCCGGGAGTGTCAACTGTCGCTGGGCATGCTCTCGGGCAGCGGACTCTAGGGTTCTCAATTTCTTAAACAGGCTTAAGTTAAACTTTTCAGAATATTGTAAGCTTCTTATATCAGGCAGAAGCCCTTGCAGATTTTGCTGGCCAGAAGTAGATCCGATGTTCACTAGAGTTCCTAGTTGGATGCCTTTGAACTTGCTTGTTCTAAACCTCTGATCGGGAGACTTCAGTTTAAATTCAATCTCGCCGGGCTCAACATCATAATCCCAGTGTGTGTATTCCGGAGCGTCGTCGTTGTCCTCAGGTTCTAGTTCTTTCTTAAAAATATCAAAGGGGAACGGGAGCATATAACCCTCTTCTACCAAGAAAGAGCGCATAACGGATTTGATTGACTCATACTCATTATCGAATTCAGAACTTATGTGATCAACAAAGCCACTTAAACCCTCAGGGGTGGATTCATAATCTTCCCATGGTATTCTAAATTCAAAAGAAACTGTTGTCCCGTAGCTGTTAATTTCTCCGTCTTCCCAATAAAGATACAAGTTGTGCTTATCGCGCGCGTGAGATTCGAACTCGTCAAAAAAGCGGCTCTTGGCTTGCCAGGATTGATCTGGTATCTCAAACTCGGCGCCGGCGTCGGATCCAAACAGGTTCTCGTCAAACTCCAGAGAAAAACTAGCTGACCCGTAAACATAGGGCGGCGCATCGGGATCGTCATAATGCACCTCTGCGTATACGCTAGCATGTGAGAGGGTGTTGCCGGCAAAATTTAGTATCTCCTCGACCTGATTCTCGTACTGGTCGGCCAGATTGGCGTGCTCATCTTCTTCATCATACTCGCTGTGGGTATTCCTATATGCGTCGTATTGTGGCTCAGCGCCGGCGCCGACCTTAAAGAAAGAATTTAAGATAGAGCCGTCTTTGTTGTCCTCGTAAGAAGCTCCGAATCGATGCAAGTCTTCAAATGCCGGGAGGACCAATCTCTCACCATCCTTTTCAAACAATTGTTCTTGATTGTCGAAAGCCCACTTGATTATCGCATTAACGAAGCCTGGAGTCTTAACACCATACATTCTTTGCTCCGGCACAGCAAAGAAAAAGTTGTCCTCTCCATCGTCATTCATAAACTTTCTCAGTCTCAGTCTGGTACTAGCAGAAATACCGGAGACAGATCGCTGCCGATCTCTGAAGATTTCTTTGTCATCAAACTCAGCCAACTTGCTCAAGTCTGTGTCGTCAGGTACAACAATGTTTGGCTCCCACTCTTCGCCCTTGACCTTAGTGGCCAAGGCGTCTTCCAGGGCTGCAACAGTAATGTCATCAGCCCAAGTTTCCCCTCTGTCTCTGGCGCTTCTCCAGGCGTCGGTGCGGCGCATGTTCGGGGCTAGCTGGGCTGTCATTTGCTCTATTTGTTCTTTATTGTTATTCACGAAGAGTTGATGTAAAACGCTATCTTCTTTGTAGTTGATGTTTGCGTTAATGTAATCTTCAATGTATTTCTTAGCTTCTGGCTCCAGACTCTCTAGTTCTGGTCGCTGATAGTCGCCTAGATATGCCTGACCGCCGGCATCTTTTGTGCCACTTAGGAGGCTTTTGAGTTCTTTAGTTGGCACCAAGTAGGCAATTGGGCCGTGACCTTTGGCTTCAGCTACTGCACACTTGAAGTGGCTATTTCCTTCCGCATGGCAAGAGGAGATGGAGCCGATATCGCTCATCCTTAGCACATCGATAGGATGCCTGGACATAATAACGGTCATATCGCTAGCGAAGTCAGACGGGGTAAGATCGGCGCGGAAGTATATTTCTATCTTTTTGTGGTTGCCCTCTTTAGTATAGAATGTTTGTTTGTTCTGCCACCACTTTTTCAAGTCTGGTGGGATATCCTTTGATTTATTAATTGCGCGAGACATTGTTGTCTCTTCTTTTTTAACAGTCTTTTCGCCGGCGCGGGGGCCCTTAGGTATTATACGCTCCAGGGACCTGTATATGTTTAATTTAGCAACTTGCTCCTCAACCTCGTAAGTTTCTCCGGTACCTAGGCGCTTCTTTTTTTGTTTCACCGTGGATACACTAAACGGAAAGCCCTGGAGTGACCACCCATCTTGACGAAGGGAGAAAACAATTGTTTTTAAATTTTCTTCATCCTGGGAGCGGAGCGGAAAGGCCAAACGCATGCGGCCATCAAAAAGATCGTTAAAAGAATAATCTTCGGCGCCGGCGTCGGCCATCCAGTCGTAGATTTTATCTGCGGCTTGGCGAGAAATCTCATTTAATATCTCTTTGCTTTCTCGCAAAGAAACTTTTTGTTTTTTCTCTGGGGCGGCCTGTTGAAAGCGGCGCCAGTCTTCAAGCAGGGTTTTCATTAGTTGTACTCACACAAGTGGTTATTATAATTAGTTGTTCTTAAATGAAAAAGGCAACCGAAGTTGCCCATTTCAGAGAAAAAAGGATTTTAACTAACCAATCTCAAGGCGCCTTGACGGAGCGACGACTTTAGCGTGCTTAGGTACGCAAATAGAAAGTATACCCTGGCTATACTTTGCTACTATTTCCTCAATGTTTGTGTTTTGTGGAAGTTTCCACTGCTTCTTGAAAGAGCCGTAAGAGACGGCACCCTCTGTTTGTTGCTCCACTTCATGTGAAACGACAACGTTCTTGTCATCAATATCAACGATAAGATCATCGCGACTTAGACCGGGAACAACAACATCAATACGATACTCTGTCTCCAATTCAGTAACTTTGGTCTGAACCTTTGTTGTTAAATTGAGATCTCCAATTTGGCTCTTAGTAATCAATGGCGCGAAGGCCCAATCATCTAAAATAGAATCAAAAAGACTCTTTGTTGGAAAAAAATTATCGTGTCGTAATACTGGAAACAAACTCATACTATATCCTCCTGTGCTCAAGTTCGTATATATAATATAAGCACAGAAAATGGTATGTCAAGCAGAAAAATTAGGAACTCTTCCGTAGTCATCCTCGATGCGCACAACATCGTCTAAATGGTTTGTACTAACTTCTATCAGTTCAACGTCAGCGCCAGCAGTGGCACAGAAGCGGTGAACCATCCCCGGATGGATCCTAAGCGATTCACCCTCGATGACACCAATTTGTCTCACTTCATCTTCAGGGTGCTCTGGGCCAGTTTCCACCACAAGGGGGCCAGCTAGCACATATACCGTCTCGTCCTTTACCTTGTGAAATTGCCTAGACAAAGAATGGCCGGCTTTTATAAAGAGATACTTGCCGACATAGTGTTCTGTGTCTGCCCAAATCCTCTCATAGCCCCATGGCTTGTCTACAAATTGTATATCTTCATCTGTCTTCAACATATTAGCCTCTCAAGAGTTGTTTGTGTGTTATAGAAACAGTTTGGATCTTTTCCATAACGGACGGAGTTTCACCGATAACTGTTACTGCGGCTGTACGACCAGACCTATTAATGAAAACCTTTGTAAACTTCTGGGCGCTATTCAAACCTTCGGGGAGAAGGCCCTCGGCGAGCCACCTTTCCATTTGAAAATCTTCTTTCATGTGAGAAATCTGTTCTGGATTTAGAAATATTTCTCCTAGAGTGAATTTATCGTTCGCTCCCAGGAAACCGTGATTGTCCCCGGCAACTCTCTTAACTTCAATTAACTTAACAAACATCTATTACCTCACTGTGTGTACAAGTCGCCTATCGGTATACACCAATAGTCGCCATTGTAATATATTTTACATCGATTGTTATCTTGTCTTTCTAGAAAAACTGCCGTCATTGGTTTTTCCGTCTCTGTAAACATTCGAACATCATCAGATGCCTCAACAAACTTACAGAGCACTACAGAGGCCGGTACATGTACCAAGTCTCCTTTAGTCGGATTCAACAACTGGGGTTTCCTCGTTCAAAGAAAGTTCGCCTTCATCAGTTGGCGGGTTATTCTTGTATTCAACAAAAGCGGTCAAGATGTTCTGGCAATCTGCCAGCTTCAAATCTAACGTTGCCAAGCGACGGCGTACAACGTCTAGGGTCTGACCAGCAGATAAAAGACTTTCGTCTGGGTTTTGCACAAGGTTGGAAGTTACCCCGTTTAAATCGAATCCAGTTCGTGATAAACAGTTGGCAACTGTGTTAATGATGTTTCCGACCTCCTCTGGCACTGTCTCAACATCTGTGGTGTATGATACTTTTACTCGCATGTGTAATTCCTTTTCTATTTTTATTATATCACCTGACATTTATATGTCAAGGAAAAACTACTTTCCAGATAGTAGTAACTGTGAGGGCAAAAACAGTTGAAACAACCAACCATGTAATTTTGTTTGAGGTTGCTTGCCATGACTCAATGGCCTTAATTCTACCATCTAAGGCAGTAAGTCTAGCATACAATCCCGAATCTGGGTTATATACTGCTTCTTTTATTTTATTAACATTCTCTGCTAGCTCATCTTGTTTCTCAAGTAAGATTTCGATCTTGCCCGATAGCTCAGTTAGAGACTGTATTAATTGTGTTTCGTCCATAGACATGTGTACATGCACTCCTAGTGTAGTATCACCTTAAATAGTGCTATACTTCAACAATAGCATGTGAAGTTGTGATTAGAGTTCCAGCGGCCGAAGCTGCATTCTGCAGGGCGCAGCGTGTAACCTTGGTTGGGTCTATGATACCCAATTCAAGCATATCAACAATCTCACATGTTCTAAAATTATAGCCGCGATGGGCCGACTCTTCTTGTATAGCCGCGACGATCAAATCTGGGGATTCTCCGGAATTCTTTGCCATCTGCCTCAATGGCTCAAACACAGCATTCTTCACTATCTCCACACCCAATTGTTGATCTTCATTCTCTACATCGACCTCTAGAGCCGCTGTGGCGCGAATGAGGGCAATGCCGCCGCCGGGGAGGACTCCGGCCTCCTGGGCCGACTTTACGGCCTCTAGAGCGTCTTCTATCCTATGCTTCTTCTCTGTCATCTCAACTTCGGTTGCCCCGCCTACGCGGACGACGGCGATGCCACTAGAGAGTCTAGTGATTCTTTCTTGAACCTTCTCGCTCTCACGCATAGAGTCTGTTTGCACCATTTCTGCCTTCAGAAGCTCAACAGCCTTGTCGATGTTTTCATAATCACCTTTGCCGCCAATAATGGTGGTTGTAGTTTTCGTTATGTCGATACTCTTGCACTGACCCAGGTGGTTTAATTTAACATTTCTTAAATCAATTCCGGAATCTCGGGCTATAAAGGTGGCCCCAGTAGCGAGGGCCAGATCGCTGAGAATGTTCCTTCGCTCTTCTCCGTAGCGCGGCGCTTTAATAGCTGCAACCTTCAGCGTGCCGCGAATAGAATTCATGATCAGCGCTGCTAGAGCTTGGCCATCGATATCTTCTGCAACTATAACCAGGGGCCGGCCGTCACGAGAGATCGTCTCCAGAGTCGGGAGAATCTGCTCAACGGCCTCGATCTTGTTATCGGTGATTAGCAATAGAGGGCTGTCATACTTGACGGCAGCTCTTCTTTCATCTGTAACAAAAGCAGATGCTGCGTATCCCGATTGGAACCTAAAACCTTCGATCAGGTCTAAAGTTGTTTCCACCGAACGAGCCTCTTCGACAGTGATCGCACCGTCCTTACCAGCGCTGTCGACAGCCGTTGCAATCAACTTTCCAATCTGAGGATCATTGTTGGCGGAAATTGTAGCGATATTCCTAATATCATCTAGGCTCGTGATCGGAGTTGAGAGTTCGTCTAACCTGACAACAATCGCTTCGACTGCTCGGTCTATGCCCCTCTTCAATTCTACGGGGGAAGCGCCGGCAGACAGAAACTTCTGCGCTTGCACTAGTATGGCCCGGGCCAATACTGTTGCCGTAGTTGTGCCATCTCCCGCTGCAGTGTTTGTTTGTGAAGATGCTTGTTTAATAATTTGCGCAGCTGCGTTTTCAAACTCATCATCTAGATGAACGAAAGTGGCAACAGTGACGCCATCTTTTGTAATAAAAGGTTCCTTGCCCTTTTCTTGTAATATTACGTTTCGGCCTTTGGGCCCAAGAGTAGCAGCAACGTTGTCTGCTAAAGTGTTTACTCCGCTCAGAACCTTTTCATTTAGATCTCTGCGGGAATTAAATTTGCAATTAGGCACATATCCTCCATGTTGTATGTATACTGTATTATTCTATACAATTTTGCACAATTGTTAATTAATAAGTTTATTTTTTATCGGCCGGGTCTTGCGCAAGGCTGGTAATAATTTGACCACCTTGAGAAATAGCATCTTTGTTAGCCTTGGCGGCCTCTGAACGATCTTCAACACTGAAGTATTTACCGATATTCTCAGTGAAAGTCTTTGTTGTTTGCAGCAACAACATTAGATCCTCTCCAAGCTTCTCTGCGTAGATTTTTGAGAGTTGAGAGATATTGGCTTGTGATAAATTAAGCTCTCCATAGTATTCAGTTCTCAGCAGAGTCCTTAAGTTGTTCATGTTTCCGCGACTAAGACCCCACTGACTGCCGGCATCTTTGCTGGCCTCCGACAGTAGTTCCTCTTTCATTAGAAGCTTCTCTCTTTCATGAAACGAGCCAAAACCGTAAAAGGATTCGGCGAGATCGGTAGACGAGTCAACAGATTTGGCGCCGTTATCCCATGCAGTACGAATCTGATCAAGGATTTTCTTTACTTTATTGTCACTATAACCTGACATGTCCAAATCTAGGTTCTTGACCCAATCTTCAAAAGTCGGTCCGGTGCCGTGGGCAGATTCGGAGCCGGCTCTCTTTGTGGCGTTCAAAAGGGCCGTCATCTCTCCCTGTGCGGTGGCTAGCCCATACTGGTGACGTTTCTTCTCAGGATCTGCGGCTGGGCCGGCCGTGTCGTCAAACTCGCCGGTGGGGCTCAGATTGGCATAGAACATGCCCCTACCCTTAGTATAGCCCGGCGACGTTTCTAGAATTTTTGCCATTTTAACTCTCCACTCTGGAGAATTCTGCCAGTTTTTAATGTGTTCCGCCATGGCTGCGGCGTTTTCGCCAATGAGAGCACCGTTGTTTGATTGTAACATTACATCCACAAAGTTTTCTCTACCGATAATAAAATCAAATAGGGCCAACTTTGTTACGGTCTCGCCCTCAACGTCTTTGAGGGCAATCAGATATTTAATCTCCGGCAGGCCTGCGCCTCCTCTGATAAAGAGATAATCCACTAAGTTTGTGAAACTTCCGTGGATCGTGGTATTGGGACTGAGCAACTTTAGGCTGGTGGGGACTTCTTTGTCTCCCGTTTCCGAGAATGCAACAAAGTCTTCAATTGGCAGTGTACCGCCTACTCGGCCGGCGATCTGCTTGCCGCCTGTAAGAGCGGCCATAAAACCCTCAAACACGAAGCCGGCAGAGGACTCATTATAGTCGTTAAGGCAGGCCTGTAGGGACTCAATGACTTGCATCATATTCAAGACGGTGTTAACTTTGCCGCCCGGGGCTTTCCTCGCCGCCTGCGCTGGATCGAGAAAAGAGTTAACGTGCGTAATTCTAGCTCTTATGCTGGGCTCTCTGGTGATAGAATCAAAGATCCTAGCAATATCTTTTCGTGACTGGCTGCTAGGGTCCCCCCATGCCTCGGTCGGTACCGTGCTTGGAATGGGAATGTCAAAACTGAAGCGGCCATCGGCGGCTTCATCGATGGGCATGATTTTCGCGGCGTCGTCAGCCGACAATGACTCAAGAAGCTCCTTATTCTCGTCCATGACCTCTTCAATGAGGCCCACCATCTGCTCTAGTCCGAAGGCTGGGGTTTCGGAATAATGTTCTTTTATTAAATTATCTAAGTTTGACATACATTTTGTTCCCTTAATACTAAGTAGTTATTATCATACAATAATGTCAGCAATTCCCATCTCTACGGCATCTTCTGCTGAAAAAAACTTGTCAATATTGTTGTTGGCCATATTGTTAAGCTGCTCTACTGTCAAGTTTGTTTCTTCTGCGAGCGCATCGAACATCATGTCCTGAAGTGTTTTAGCTTCTTCTATCGCAACCTTAAGAGAGGGATATGGCATATAGTCTCCCCCCAAAACACTGTGAATCATCAATCTGGTGTTTTTGCTAATTTTTCTTTTTCCCTTTTCTCCGGCAGCAAGGAGGAGGACGCCCGCGGACATCACTCTACCCAATCCGTGAGTCCGGATTTCACATTCTTCCCTAAATACACGAAGTGTGTCATAGATTGCGAACATGTCACCCAGTGTTCCACCGCCGGTGGAGATTAACAATTCTATAGGAAGTACGATCTCCCGAAACTCTTCGCAGTCCGGGTCGTCGGGGTCCACTGGTTCGAACCGAAATCTGTCGTGATGAAGTGCAATCAGCCCATTCAATGTATCTGCGGCGCGTTCGTCGTCAATATCCCCATACAATCCAATAATTCGGGGGCCTGCTTCTTCGGGCATTTCTACTTTTCCTTTCGGGGTCGGCCGGGGCGCAGTTGTGATCCCTTTCCTAATTTAATCCTCTTTGGGCGATCTGTAGTGGGGCTGATCTCCTGCAGCCTGTATGGATATCCCTTTGCCCAGGACACCCAGCCAGAATATGAAGGGAAACTTCTCGCACATAAAATCATAAAGTTTTGATTCTTAGCGTTTAGACCCTCGCCGACGACAGACCAACCTTCGCTTTCCATTTCTCGGACTATTCGTTTAAAGTTTCTGAGGCCTGGGATTTTATCTACTTGTAGTTTCATCTTCACTGGACCGGAAGGGTCGGTACCGCTCGTCTTCCATGCAATAGATTCTAAACTATCTTCTATATTCTTTAGTGGCATAATAGTGTCCTCTTCTACTTTCTTTTTTGAATTTCGTTAATGTGCGCCATGGCCTCTCTCCAGTTTGAAAACCTAAGAAACGTTCCAAACGAAGATGGGGCTCGGGAGATCATATTTGATATTACCATACTTTTCCAATCTTCGATAGCCCTCTCATCCATTTTTTCAAAATCTCTGATTCTCTCTGGAGATATGTCGGAAGCATGCATGTGTTTGCGCTTGAGTTCCATGACGAAGGCCATGTCTTCGTGCAACTTCGCTAACATAAGTAAAGTGGCGTTAACGGCCTCTGTTACAAGCATAGCAGCGTGAGATATATCGATAAGTCGCGAAACAAATCGGCATGCCAACACTCCAATAAAAAACCATAAAACAGAATTCAGATTAGCTAATTCTTCCATATGTATAACTCCAAAAAAAAACAGCCGTGATTTTACTCACAGCTGTTATTATAGAGAATTTCTCTTAAGATGTCAATACTTTTTTTTACTCTGTTGCCTCAGTGGTGTTTTTTGTTGCCAAGCGGCTTGCGACCTTCTTGAGCACAGTTTCCAAGAGATCATCATCGATCTCCTGCATCATTGGCTCTTCTAGTTCGTCTTCTTCACCGTCAGCGGCAGGGACATCAAGTTCTGGCTCTAGAGCAGGTTCCTCTAGGTCCATTTCCATTCCCGCTTCCTCTTCAGCAGGGGCCAGAGCAGCTTCAAGCTTGCTTACAACTCCCTCTGCAGCGCGGAGGAGATCAACAAGGCTCTGTACCTCTTCGTCAGACAGGCTTACTTCGCCGTCAGCGGCAGGGGCATCAAGCTCTGGCTCTTCTAGGGCAGGCTCTTCTAGAGCAGGTTCCTCTAGGTCAGCGTCGAGGTCGGCCGGCATGGCTTCCTCTTCGTCTTCTTCGCGATAGACATCTGCCATTTCGCTGGTTAATTCAGAATCTTCTTCTGTGGAAGCTGATTCTTCGATTTCCTCTTCTTCGGTCTCCGCAATAAATGTTTCGACCAAGGGGCCGATAGCGGCCAATTTCATGAACTTACGAATCTGGGCTTCGTTAAGTAGTGTAGTTTTCTGTGACATTCTTAAGAATTCTCCTGGGTTGGAACTTTTTAAAGTTTCCTTATTCAATATAAATAGATGTTAATTCTGCTAAAAGCTATTTTTTTACGTCATTCCAGAGAGTCAACTTTGGATATCTTTTCTATGGCTTCGTCTTGAATTTGTTTTACTCTAACGAAACTAAGCTTTTCCCTTTTTGCTACCTCTCTTAGAGTCAATGGGCCATTCTTGTAAGCACAAACCAGAGTACAATTAAGATCGTCCTCGTAGTCTATCCACATCCTGCAATCGTCCCGATCACACGTTTTACTTGATATTAAACACTTCTGTGCGCATTTTTTCATAATTCTACCATCTCCTGTTCTAGTATATCGAATATGTTTTCTATGTCCTCTTCAGATAAGCCCAGCTTTTGTTTAATCTCTTGGCCGGACTTTCTTAGTTTAGTTGACTTATATCTTTTCATATAACTTTGAACTTGATTGTCTTCCTTGAAAGAATCGATATAAGCCATAAACTTATCATTCTGTGTCAGGTAGCCAAACAGACAAGCTTTAAAAAAATAACTTTGACTACCAAAGCCATCGTAATGTAATCTTATTCGAAAATCCTCATGTGTTTTTGGATCAACAAAAAAGCTCAATTTGGATAGTTTGACATCTTCCATCTTATCGCCCACTAATGTGAGTTGTACTTTCCAATTGGCCGGCGCCAGTTTGCCTAATGAACTTAGACTTTGCCTGTAATTCAACTAAGCAGCTTGCGCCGGAATACGAAAAGCCACTACGGATACCTCTTTCTAGATCCTGCAAAACATTGGCGACGGGGCCCCTATATGGAACAACTGCTGAGACACCTTCTAAAGATGATGTGCGGCCGCGCCAGTCCATCTGAGCGTCTTTACTGGCCATGCCTCTGTAGGTTTTGAACTCTCCATCGTGAGTCTTTATTAGTTCGCCCGGGCATTCGTCTGTTCCGGCAAGTATAGAACCGGCCATAACAAAATCTGCGCCGGCAGCCAAAACCTTTACAATGTCGCCAGAATTTTTAATTCCTCCGTCAGCGATGATCTTTACATCGCGGTCAGTTTTAGCACAATCCAGTACAGATTGGAATGTTGGTATGCCATGGCCAGTTTGTATCCTAGTACTACAAATCGAGCCGCCGCCGATTCCGACACGAACACTATCAGCGCCCCAATCAGATAGGTCATTCAAGCCCTCAAGCGTTGCAACATTTCCAGCCATGATATGAATTTTATTACCATAAGTTAGCCTCAGAGACGCTATAGCTCGCCGTACGAGAATGTGGTGTCCATGGGCCACATCTAAGCAGAAAGTGCGCACACCAGCCTCATAGAGCGCTGTAGCTCGTACTAGGAAATCGTCCGAAACCCCAATGGCCGCGGCGACGGTTGCGCCATGCAATTTTATAACTGTCGATGCCACCCTTGCCTGCTCTTCCGGTGTATTATAGCGATGTAATACTGCCATTCCGCCAGAGCGGTCCATAGATAGGGCCATGTCTGCTTCGGAAATTGTGTCCATCGGCGCGGCAATCAGAGGCAAGCCTAGGCGATGGTTGAGTCCTAAATCGCTGCCAATATCAATATCTGAACGACTCAAGATCTCAGAATACTGTGGTTTTAAAAGTACATCATCGTACGAAAGAGATTCTGCAAACTGGCGTTCCTGTTCATACGTGTATTCTACTTTGCCATATGTGTTGGTCGTAAAACTTTTGTTATTCCTGTTCATTTCTTATCCTTTCAATGAAATTTTTGACCTTGCCATGACACACTGGGCAGGTTAATCTAACCAGCTTTCTTTCTTCATAAACTGAAACCTGCCAAGTCTCTACCATCTCTTTATCTTCCTTATCGAATTCTTCGCTGCACACACAGCACTCAGACGGCATATCTAAGAAGAGGCTAGCCTTCTTCTCCAAAGCAGAAAGTGCATCGTTCGACTCTTTCTTTTTATTCTTTTTTACTACTTTTCTAATTTTTTTCATACCTATGTCCTTTCTAATGAAAACATGCGCGGATTGGTTGAGGGGGTGCGCGCTAGAAGACTGTCAGACTCAAATACCACCACTGCAGAAGGAAATGGCGCAGCATTCTTCGAATCACCAAATTTCAACCTTCCCTTAAGAAGATAAACCTCTTTGGCCTTCATAACATAATTGTGCCACCACTTCGTGTCTGTGCGAGAGGGAATCAACATAACAACTGTCGTATTGTGTTTCTTACTCTCCTTATAAGCCTTTTCAACCCAGGCACCGATGCCGCGGCCGTAGGGCGGGTTAACAAAAACAGTCTCCCCACCCCAATCTTGCTCTAGGCCATTCTGCTCAATGGTGTAGAATTTGCTACACTTTGCGTTTCTCTCTGTTGCGCAAGGATCCAAAGTAAATGAAAAACTTAAATCCAAACGTTGAAAGAATGCGGCCGGGGTATCCCATTCAACAGATTTCGAACTAAACCCAACGGCGCCACCTTCCTTCTTCCATAAATTAGGTCCAACACTCATAATAACCTCTATTCGAAATTGATCGCGACGTTCGCAAGAATATTAAATTTTGGAACTCGGATCTCGTTTGCTAAATTATGCTTCTTAGCCTCTGCTGCATCAAGGAACCAGTCTGTGTGGCCGCGGTCATGAATCATTTCCAAAAAATATTCTTCCGGGTTCCCACAGTTGGTCGCCATCATGCGATAGATCTTCTGGTTCAATCTCTCAGCTTCTGCGGCAGAGGCTTTGATCTCTTCGATCTTCCCCCACATTCCCGATGAAACATCATGGATCATCAGCGTTGCGTCAGCATCCATAAATCTCATGCCATCGGCACCGAAAGAAAACAGAATTGCTCCGCAAGACATCGCCTTTCCTTCGATAATCGTCGCGACTGGTAACTCTGAGTGTCTAATAGAGGAGATCATGCTCATAAGGCTATACACCTGCCCTCCATACGAATCAATGACAATTGGAATAACAGGCTGTCCGGTATTATGGGCCCGAGTAATCTGTGTCTCAAAATCCTTCGCTGCTCGATTATTAAATTCGTTAACCCTGATAATAACAGGGTTTCTCTGTAATTCGGGATCCTTTAGTAAGGGAGAGTATGTTGTTGTAATTTTCATTTTATATCCTTTCTGGTGTTTCTGAAAAATAAATTGTTAGGTTTCTTATCTTTTTGTTGAAGAAGTATCTTATATAATTCTTCCAAGCTTCTTCCTCTTGAAGTCTCGTAATCATAGAATCATCAAACCTGAGATTCCACTCGCCCACCTCCCTCATCACATCAACCTTGTTTATGATGAGATCAGTGATTCCATTGATCTTAGCGGCCTTTTCTAAAAGGCTCAAGTTTGTCCAATTGCATTGCCGGGGCCGGCCGGTTGTTGCACCGTATTCGTTGCCGACATCTCTCAATTTTTGAAATATAGGAGAATCGGGTTCGAACTTCTTTGCACCGACATATGTCTCATACGCCTTCGCAACACCGTAAACCTTTCTTACAGAGAATGGTGGAATCCCATTCAACAGGGCGCCGGCGCTAGTACAGTGACTGGATGTAACATATGGGTAATCACCCCAATCAATATCGAGGCCGAAACCCTGAGCACCCTCTAGCAGCACAACGGTGGGAGAGGCAGAATGTAGTTCTTTATACAGATCTACAGTATAATCATTTAAGGCTTCTACGGCTTCGGCTCGGGTTCCGGTGCGCGCATACTTATCGCGGTAGGCTGGCCCATTCCCCTTCTTCGTTGTGCCAATCGAGAATTCTTTACCATCTTCCTCTAGGTGCTCATCCGTTATAACATGCGCACTGTTGGCAATACAAACCAACCCTTCGGTGGGGATGCCACCTTCTTCCAGCATTTCGATTTCGCTGAAGAACTGCTCAAGGTTTACGACGCATCCTGCGCCGATGATTGACTTGACGCCAAAGAAGACGCCCATAGGAATAGAATGCAGAACAAACTTTTCACCCTTGTGATAAATCGTATGTCCGGCATTATTAGACCCGTTGTACCGCAGACAATGTGTATATTTGCCTGACTTTAAAAGCTGATGCGTTACTTTTCCTTTTCCTTCGTCTCCAAAAGACAATCCCACTACTATATCTGCTATCATTACTAACTCCTATTTTGATAATTGTATATCTTCTTTATCCTATCAAGAAAGACCTCTGGTGTCAAGTTGTGCTTCAAAAAATTACAATCTTTGCAGCATGCAACTACATTGTCCAAACTATATCCTTCTTCATTTCTCATTCTATCAATCCCTATGGTTTCTGGTATGGCGCCACAATAGTAACACTCTTTTTGCCAAAACGACAGAAACTCCTGTTCGGTAAGAGAGAAGTCGAGCCCTCTCTCTTCGGCGCCCCGAATATATTTCTTATATCGAACAAGCGGCCGCTTACGGTATTCCTTTACCTTATCTTTGTTATTCTCGTAATACTCTTTCTGCTTCGCTACTAAAAGCTCAGTGTTGTCTCTATAATATTGTCGCTGTCGAATCCTATTTCTTTCTCGCGTAGCCTCAGACTTGTTCCGAGCGCGGATGCGAGTATAACATTCTTTACAGTGGGCTTTGACACCCAACATTCCGCCCTGTTGTTTATAGTAGTCCTTGGCAGGTTTCTCAATATTACAGGTTTTGCAGATTTTATAGTTCATCTTTCAATACCTCCTATAATATATAGTATTACAACACAGCATAAACCATAGTTTTTTGATGTGTCACAAACTTCTTGCCTTCATGGAAGATAGTGTGGCCAGCATTGCACCCGCCGTTATAGCGAATACAGTGAGTATATTTCAAAGTACGTAGAAGGTGGTGAGTTACCTTGCCCTTCCCGCAATCACCATATTGTAGGTCGACAATTATGTCAGCGATCATCGTCCTTGTCCCCTATACTTCTTGCGGTATTTCTTGTTTCCGCCGTTGGGGCCGGGGCGTCGCCACTTAGTGAACTTGCCGCAACCCTGCGCGCTTTTCTTCTTATTTGCCTTATCACTTCTTCCTGTCGTTGTCTTTATTCTTCTAGCCATTTTACTTTTCCTTTCTATCCTAGTAGTCTAAAATTATGACGAATTGATCTTGTTGAGAATCCCCAGTCCGGATCGTAATCTAGTCGGCTCATGTATGGCCGATTTAAGTGTACCACATCCTTCTCGGGACGAACACCCCAACATTTAATACTTGTAACCGCCGCCTTGTCGTCAATAACGCGGAGAATCCAATAATCTTTACCATTCTTTGTTTTCTTTGGAATTATTTCGCGAGGAATGAACCAAGCTAGCTGAAGATCCGGATCGAACTGGGAGATTGGCGGGACGTACAATTCGGCTAGCCTCTCGCGAATTCCAGATTCCATAACCCGGTTCATTGGGAAAACTCCTGTCAAGGAAACAATATTCTGGATCGTCTCCTCTTCTGTGAACTCTCCCTCCGGAGCATACATGTCTATGTTCTCTCGCAGCTTCTTTTTGTTCTTTGGTCTCTCTAGCGCAATTGCAGACCAGAAATGCTTATTACCAGTGAACCTTTCATCCTTCAGTGAGGACAGCGCACCCGATCTGACCAAGACACTCAGAGCTTTCTTGTTAAGTTTACTATAAACAATATTCTCATTAAACAAGAATTCTTCAACATCATTAAACGGTCGATTATTAACAATCTGTTCAATCGCAGTCTCGCCTAGTCCCTTAATCGAACTCAAGGGCTGAATCAGGGTGTTTCCATCATCCGAAATTTCCCAAACGCGGCCGGAATGTCCAATATCAACCTCCTGAATATTAAAGCCATAGTTCTTGGCGATATTGATGGCGCGTTCCTTGCGAGATTCTGGCTCTTTGTCCAAGAATGCAGCCATCCACTCAGCAGGGTAGTATGTCAACAGCCAAGCACACTGGAATGACAAGATCGAATAAGAAACCGCATGTGATTTGTTAAAACCATATCCTGAGAAGTATTCGAACGTATCCCAAAGCTTTTGAGCAGTTGTCGTCCTCATTGCCTTTTCGCTGCAGCCGGCCATAAACTTCTTATAGATGTTCTGCTTTACGCTGTCTTTCCCGGTACCCTTCTTTGTTAGCACCTTCCGCAAAAGGTTCCCCTCATCTAGAGACAGATTCTTGCCTAGCTTGTGGGCCAACATTGCGATCTGTTCCTGAAAGATCAAAAAGCCGTATGACTCCTCTGTAATCTCGCGTACGGTGTCGTTGATGTAGTGTACATCCTCCGGGTTTTTCTTTGCCTCAACAAAGGCCTTGTCCACCTTCGCGCCCAATGGGCCCGGGCGATAGATTGAAGTAATTGAAGCCAAGTCAATCAGATTAGTTGGCTTTGCGTTCTTACAGAACCTCTGAGAGCCCCCCTCAGTAAACTGGAAGATTCCGGCCCAATTGCCTTTGTGGAAGACGTTATGGTAAACCTTTTTGTCTTCGAAGTCGATAGCGTCCGGATGGAGCCTAGTTTCGTAAAACTTCTTAACGTCTTCAAATGTTGGATTTTCTACCCCCTCATGGCGCTTGAGAACATGTTTAATCGCACCCTGGATCATACGAAGAGATGCCAGTCCTAAAATATCAAATTTGATAAAACCTAGCGGCTCCAAGTGGCGGACATTCTGGCCCTCAGACCACGGAGTCTGTCTCACACCTCCGGAGTTAATTAGCGGCATACATTCGTCTAGGTTTTCCGCAATAACAACTCCGCCGGCGTGGCGGCTACAGGAGCGAACCTGTCCAACCAACATTTCAACGTGGGTCTTGATGTGTGGGTATTTCGCCAGGAAGCTCTTAAGCGATGAGCTAAATTCCATGACCTCTTGCCATGTTGGATTGTAGACTCCACTCTTAATATTATGCTTCTTCTTAGCGGCCGGGGTGGCCTCTCTGATCATTCTACTAGTTACGGGATTGACCTCTGTAAACGGAACTCCGTAAAACTTTGAAATATCCTTAATTAAACTGCGCAGCTGCAGCGTGTTCCAATTCGAAATCGGTACTACGGTGTTTTCACCCCACTCTTCAATTAAAATCTCTTTTAATTTCATTGGATCGGCGACATCGTAATCAATATCCGGATAGTCAGTTGCGTCTTTGCGCAAGAATCTTTCGAACAGCAAATTCCACCGGATAGGATCAACCTGTGTTATTCCCAGCGCATATGCGACCAAGGAACCTGCTGCGGATCCGCGGCCCGGGCCGGTCAATTGAATTGTGTTTGCGCGGTCGGCGATGGCCTTCATCGTCAAGAAGTATTTACTGAAGCCGCGATCATCGATGACACCTAGCTCCATCTTTAGTCGGCGTAGGTAGTTTTCTTTTTCCTGTAGTCCCAAGTCCCTGAGGCCATTGATTGCCAAGCGAGTAAGTGCCTGAGTAGCGGTAGCTCCTTCTGGTACAACGAAATCTGGTAGTCGAACTGTTGTGTCCGGTTCGAAATCCTCAATGCGATTCATTGCGATGTCGTGAGTGTTTGTGATAGACTTAAGAACCATATCCTCGTCGTATGTCTCGTTGGCTGCAGCTGCATACTGTTTGAAGGATGCCCACATTTGATCGCCGTTCTTCGGATATAATTCATACCCGATCTCCTCGACCCCCGGGGGCAGGCTAGTATCCTCCATCCAGTCAGGGGTGCCGCGGCCCAACCAACCTAGGCGCTTATAAAGCTCACGATCCTTCCAGGCATCCGGATCGGGATAATGACTGTCTGCAGTCGAAATCAGTTCGACTCCGAACTCCTCATGCATCTTAATAATGTACTTGTTCAGATCATGTTGCTCCGGAACTGAGTTCCATTGTAATTCGGCAAACCACCTGTCCCCGAAGATGTCAACCATTCGGCGAGTAGTTTCCCTCATTGCCTCTAGGACAGCCTCTTCTCCGTCGTCTCGATTCTCCCAATAGTTTCCAGCGTAAACTCCACCCAAACAGGCAGAAGAGGCGATGACCCCCTCGCTGTACTTCTCTAAAAGAGAATAGTCGATTCGCGGATATCGATAGAAATTTTCGGAACGGTAACTCTCTGAAATAAGCTTAAAGAGATTATTTAGGCCGGTCTGGTTCATTGCCAACAAAACTAGGTGGCGCCGTCGGTTTAGAATGTTCTTTATTGCCTTTTTGCTTTCGCCTTCCGATTCAACGGTGGCGCCGCTGAGTTCGCTATTTAGCTGGCTCTTCTTTTTCGTTTCTTCGCGAATGCGATCATAGTCCTCTTGCCACTCGGCCACACTCGGCAGAAAATAGGCTTCACATCCAAAGATTGGCTTAAAGTCGCGCCCTTCCGCTTTCATCTTTTTGGCGTGGAGAATCTGATGACTGAAACCGTTCATATTGCCGTGGTCTGTCAGTGCTAGGGCCTCTGAGCCATTCTGATATGCAAAATCCATGTGTTCGGGCGGGAAACCAATTGCATCAAATATTGACCCCGCCACACTGTGTGCATGCAGGCCAACGAATGGAATCTTTGACTTTACCCTGTTGTTTTCTTCGCTCATTCATCTTCTCCTATTTTGTTCAATTTATGAAAGCTTAAAGTCTTCTTAGACGGTCGTTTTATTTTCGCTCTTTCGGGAGATCCTAAGAACTTACAATAACCTTCCCAATCTACTATATCGTATTGCCATGGAAGCTCTACAACTTCAGACTCCTTAATTATAGCTGATTCAAAAACCCTGTCAAGGGTAAAGTTGCGAGAAATGTATGTTTTTTCAGGCGGCAGCTTTTCTTGTGGATATTTCCCGTCAACTAGGTTGTTTGCGGTATAGGCACGAGAATTATCGCGTAAAACTTTTCGGAATCTCTTAAAATCTTCACCATTAAATGTAAAACCAAGCATCTCTCCATCTTTGATGGTTTTTCCACCTTTTGATAGGTAGAAGGGCTTTTTGCTCGATATCGCAGTTCGGTGTTTTTCCGGAATCCACGGACTATACACTGAAAGAGGGAAGGCGACGTAATACCGGTCTGGGATTGTCCACCGGCTAAACCTGCGGCAAATGTGATATGCGGTCATAGCCCCATACAGAATGCTCCACCCATAGCAGTCAATCTTGCCGCGGTCTTTGGGGTTAATTGGAACGTAATATATCGGTATAGATCTCCAGTTAGAAGCTGGAAACTTAGTGAAGGCCGCTTTCTTCATGGAATGCGGATCCTGCAAGTAGTCTCCTAGTCTGTGTCGCAGAAGAGGGCTAACGTCGTCGTCAGCGACGATCCATATGTTTTCACAGCCGGCGTAGGCACACTCAACCACGGCGCGTTCGACGGCCGTGTAGTTGGCTCCAATTGGCATCAGACAATCTGACCATTCGAAGCCGAAGTCGGTGGCTATTCCACTGACAGGGATAATTCCTGACAAATGAAAAGTATTAAGATTTTCTGTATTACTTTCCAAGTATTAGTTGCCTCTCAACTTTTGAAGTATGTGTCTTGTCGGCTAACTGGGACAACAAAACGCTCTCATTAGTTATATCAAATTTAACTCCCTTTGGCAAGTCTCCTGTCACAAATAATCTTTTATTCTTATATTTCTCGCGTCGATCATACTCTATTTTGAGAGCGTAATGTTTGTACTTGGTTGGATCTTCCATGGACCTGCCGTTTCTGGTGCCTTTTATGCCATTCTCTTTCATTGTCGCTAGCGTTTTAAGGCGAGCGACCGTGGATGAAACGTCAAAATCGTCAATATTTGATATATCGATAAAGGATTCAGTAACAAGATCTTTCTTGTCTAGGTGATTGCCATCCAGCCGATCTGATGGGTAGAAATGTATGCATTTAACAAAATTTGATATAGTCTCTATTTTGTCGAACTCGTGGCGCATGCCAGAACGTACATTAAACCAATCAAAAACCCTGTATTGTTCTATCTTCTCGGTGAAATCTAGACCCTCAACAGAATCCCCATCAAATATTCTAAGTTTCTCAAATCCGATCTTTATTTGACGTAGATTTTTCGTCATGACGCTAACTTGGCCATCTTCGACTCTTATGGAATCGACCTTATCGGCTAGTGGGCATTTTCCAATCAAAGAGAGAGCAAACAGCTTTTCAGACCAAATATCTGCCTTCTGCTTGCCCTCCCATAGATCGAATCTGAACGGCTTCTGAGAGCCATTAATTAAGATTGTTGAATTGTTTAGATACGCATACAAGATTGCATTTAGGCCATAGCCTATAACTAGTTCTTCAAGCTTGTATGTGTGCGATCTCATTACTCCCGAAGGAACCCGATGACATGACTTTCAGTTATTGTATGAAATAACTCTCCATCGTATTCAATCTCGCGGATCATTTGAGACTCTACAACAAAAGTCTTTCCAACGTCCATCGCAAAAGAAGAATCATCTGCGCATGCAACTAAAGTTGCAAAAGTATATGGCTTGTGGGCCGGCCTATAATCAGTTGGCAATAAAATGCCACCAATTGGCGCTTCAAGTGTTTCCTCTTCTTCTTCAACCTTAAGTAACAGGTTCTTATTCACTGGTGCAAAGTTCATTTTTTTCTCCTCAAACTAAAATGCCCCTACAGTATAACTCGTAAGGGCAAAGAAGTCAAGTGGTTTGTTTCTATTATCCGCACTTAGAGAATCCGCAGTTCCTACAAGTCACGCAACCTTCCACGTATACTAACCCCTCTGTACTACACTCGGGACAAGTTTTTTCGGTGGCGGCTTGGCCATCTGGGATATAACTTTTTAGGACCCTTGCAACACACCTAGCAAAACTAAACATGTCACTGTCTCGATCCTTCTGCAGCTGCTCAACCACATATTGAATATTGGCACCATGACGCAAGCCGAGAGAAATTACTCTGGTAAATGCCGAGTGATTAGGGTTATCAAATGCTTTCACTAAGTCTTTAATAATTACAGTCTCTCCATTAGTGCCGATCTGCAAATCATATACGGAATTCATGGTTTTCCTGGGGTGTTTCATCAAAACCCCCTCTGCTTTGGATCTTGGAATTTCGATAAGATTAGAGAGACCTCCCATAACCTCATACGGTCTCCCGTCCATCAAGCCTACCATTATAACCCACTTTTCTCCCTGAATCGTAGTATGGTGAATATCACACGGAAGCTCAAAAGGTCGTTTTGGCGCTGTATGCTGTGGGAACTCCTCTTTCTTATTTTCCGAGTTTGATATCAGCACTCCGGTGCGGGATCCTTCTACATATACAGTTATTCCTTTGAGGCCGCGGCGCCAACCCTCTAAATACAACGCTCCTACAGTTTCTGGATTTGTTTCTTTTGGAAGGTTGATTGTAGAACTAATACTATGGTCGATACTCTTCTGAATTGCTTCTTGAATTGCGATCCTCTGCATACCATCAATCTGGTCTGATTCTACAAAGAACTCTGGTATCTTATCTGTTCCGAAAAGCTCTAGATACTCCTGCACGTTATGATGGAATATTCTGTATTCAGCCCACTTATCGTCCATCTCATCTACGAAATCTGGCACAACGTCCTGCTCATCGTGAGAAAGTTTACGACGACGAATATACCAATTACGGAAGACGGGTTCTAGCCCAGAACTAGTCTGGGATAATATAGACACAGAGCCGGTTGGGGCGTTTGTCAAAATTGATATGTTTCGACGCCCATGGGTCGATAAAGAGTTTTGCAGCTCTTCTGGTAGTCGACTGATAAATCTATTTTCTTTTTCTAGCTCCCAGTCGAACACCGGGAAGGAGCCGCGATCACGGGCCAGAGATATACTTTCCGAGTACGCTGAGTTGCGTAGTGTTTCGTAGATCTTCTCGATAACGGCAATTGCTGCAGCGGAATCGTATTTCAGGCCCAGACGAGCAATGGCGTCAGCTAAGCCATGGGTTCCCATACCAGTTCGGCGGCCGTCGCGGGCGGCTTTAAGCAGCTTAGACCACATCTCCTTTTCATCCTCTGTGTCGGTGCACTGGTGGATACTCTCTAGTTTCTCAAGCTCCAATTCCACCAGATCGTCAGAGAGGCGCATGCCAACGGTGACTACCTCCCTCAACTTCTTAAAATCGAACTTTGATTTGTCACTAAACGGATTCTTTACCATATTCTTTAAGTTGATAGATATCAGCCGACAACTATCATAAGCAGAGAGGGGTATTTCCCCGCACGGATTGGTGCAAACTGTTTTAAAGCCACTCTCGGAATAAGAGTGCGCCGGTAAATTGTTTACAATATTGTCCCACATCAAGATCCCGGGTTCCGCAGTGGCTGTTGCAGACTCGATGATCATATTCCATACATCTTCCGCTAGAACCTCCTTTGTTGCCGTTGGTTCTTCACTGTCGATTGGGAACTGCAGTGTAAATGTTTCTTTGTTCTCTACGGCCCTCATGAAGTCATCACTTATTTTAACAGAGACATTCGCGCCGGTGACTTTCGTCAAATCCCTTTTCATGGTGATAAAACTCTCGATATCGGGATGACGGATATCCATTGTGATCATCAATGCTCCGCGTCGGCCATTTTGGCCGATCATACGGCAAACATATGAATAGAAATCAGCAAAACTCCAAGCCCCAGTAGTAGTGCGAGCAGAGTTGTTAACGGGAGCACCCTCGGGACGCAAATGAGAAAGATCAATACCAACGCCACAGCGACGCTTGAACAAGTTAGCAAGATGCTTACCAGCGTCCATAATGGACGAAACACTGTCTGCAGGAGGCTCGATAACGACACAGTTAGAAAGAGATACATTAACATGATTGTTTCCTATTCCCATCATAGGCGATCCTTGAGGGACAATATATTTAAAGTTTTTTAAGTAAGAGAGAATCTTCTTTTTTGACATCGAGGAAGAAGAGCCATCCTTATGAAATTTTTCCTCAATCCGCGCGAACTCAGAGGCCATTCTCTCATGCATATCATCTGGTGTTTTTTCTAAAAACTCACCGTCCTTGTTTCTCAAGCAGTATTTTGTAATAAAAACGTTAGCTGCTAATTCATCGCCACTAAAATACTTTAAAGTTGCTTCATAAGCTTCATTATGTGTGTACTTCACTTTTTTTACCCTTTACTAATTTTTTATACTTTTGAGCCAAAAGTTCTCTTTGTTCCTTGTCCGTTCTTTGGACTGGTTCTGTCAGCATCTCAGCTGTTGGCTCAAGAACTTTGATCGCCACACTCGACGTATCCATGAAGAGGGGGAAGACCAGCCCATCTGGACCATTTCTATTCTTTGCGATAAAGATTCTGCCGGTATTTGCCTGCTTATCTTCGACCGTCCTAGAGATAGAAAAAATGAAATCTGCGACGAAGCACTTATTGAATGCCTCGGAAATCGATTCCATAGTAATCACTTCCGCATTGAGGCCTGAGCGGTTTGTTTGGCTAGCGGTCCAAATTGGACACACGAACTCCTGAGCCAATCCACGAAGTTCCTCGTAGATAGATTCAAGCTCATTTCTGCGCTCTTTCTGCGCTGAAACGGGGCGAAGAAGATCGGCATAATCAACAATGATCATATCAACCTCAACGTTGCGCAATCTTAACTTTTCAAGATGCCCTCGCAACGTTTGCGTGCTAGCAGATTTCGTTGGATATTCCTTAATAATCAAGGAGCCGGGAATGTCTTTAACCTCTTCATATATTTTCTCTTTGAAGGAGAGAAGGTTTGATAGCGGTACCCCGGTGAGGCAGCTATCGTATCTCGTTCCGATCACCGTGTCCTGCAGCTCCAGAGTATAGTGTACCACAGTTTTGCCAGCTCTTAAGGCTTTTGTTCCTAAATGTACAAGGGCCATGGATTTTCCGGCACCGGTAGGCGCAATAACCACTCCAAGCTCTTTTTGACCCAAGCCGCCGTGGCAAAGATCATCCAATAAGTCCCAGCCGGTCGTTACTGGGTTTCTGAATTTGGGCTTGTATCTGGCTTCAAAGTCCCTTTTCCAATCATGGCCGGTGTCCGGGCTCGCGCCCAACTTTAGTGAATCATTAATGACTTTCGAAATCTCATCGAAAGATGATTTCTGGAGGAGTCCGATAGACTTCACCATAGCGGATTTCAGACACTGCTTTTTGCAGAAATCTAAAGAAGTCTCCTTGATGTACCCAGCATCCTCAGTACTAAAAGTGTGGCCGCGCGCGAAGAATTCACGAGTCTGTTGCTGGGTTAGTTCGTTCTCTTCTTCCAGATCTGTGCGCAGAATAGTTGTCATAATCCTACGGGAAGGATGTACGTCATACTTCTTACGATACGAAAAAACCTTCTCTACGAATACACGTAGATAACGAAGTTCTAGAAAATTAATGTCTAGAACTTCTTCAACCTGATCGGCGAAAGGTCGATCATCAAGGACAAGCATACACAGCTGCTCTTGAAAGCTTTTGCCATACTTTGAAAAATCTGATTTTTCGTTAAAATCCATTTATTCCCCTCTTAGCCCATCAATCGATATTTTCTTCATTTTAGCGAACAACTCGTCCCAATTGTACGACCCAAAACCATCTTCATGCATCATTTTGATCATCTCTGTCTTGTTGAACTCAAATTCAAAATTATCGATAGTGAAGTCGACCTTGCTTTTTGACTGAACTGACAAGATTGGAGAATACAGTTGCATAAGCTTATAATTCAATGCCACCAAATCTTCATTTTCTAAAATTGATTTGTAAGTCTTAAGCTTTGAGTCAACATTATCACAAAATTCTATCAACTCTTGTATTGTATATGATTTTTCTTCAGAAAGAAAGGGAAATCTTTTCTTTACCGTAGGAAGGCCGACGCCGCGTACACCTTCTAAATTATCGGATTTGTCTCCGACAAGGGCCCGGGCCAAAGCAAAATTGTTTGGGTGAATTCCAAACTTCTCAATGATATTGTTCTTATTCAGGACTTCCTTCTGTACCGGCCTAAAAAGCACAGTTTCACCATCACATAACTGAATGAAGTCTTTGTCGCTGGAAACGATTACCTTTTGCCATCCGTCGAATTGCGGCATCTTACTGACATATCCGATTACATCATCGGCCTCAACCTCATCGAACATAAACTGAATCACCGGGAGTTCATTCAAGTACTCAATCAGCCGGCTTTGCTGCCAAATCTTATTTTGAAGTTCTTCGTCTTCGGTCATGTCGGTTTCGCGATTTAGACGAATGGCCTTGCGTCCGGACTTATATTCCTTAACTAGACTTCGGCGCTTCCTAGAGCCACCTCTGCCGTCCCAACAGATAACAACAGCATCTGGGTTAATATCCCTGCAGAGTTTCTGTAAAATCTTTAAAAAGCCCTTTGTTCCGCCTATTGGTTGACCGTTTGTCGATAAACTTGGATCAACAATGTAGGACCTAATAAACTGATTTAGGCTATCGACAATCATCACTCTTTTCATCTTACTCTCCACCATTTTGGCTCCTCTGTTTTCCATGTAGCAAACTTTGCTTTTTCTCCGTGGTAATAGGCACGGTATGCAGTGACTGCACAGTCATTGTGATACTGGGGAGGCATTGCTTGGGCGAACGGCGTCAGATTGGCTCCCAGGAATTTCATCGTAAGTCTGCTACACCACATGATGACCTCCTCACTTTTGTGTACGCGGCCATAGCGGCGCGTATATTCAGCACACATAGCTAAGCCGTGGCGGAGAAGCCACGTCCAATTTCCAGCAGAAGTGCCGGCCCATAAAGTGCAGGGATGCTTTGCGTGTGTCTTACGATAAGGTGTTTTGTGGCCGTGATTGGCTGCTACCGTACACAACATCTGTGCAGTCTCAAGAATCATCTTTACCACATGCTTGTCACACAATTGCTGTGCAGCAACTACCGGGTCTTCGTCAACAACAAATATATTCATAGTCTCATACTCACAATATCTCCGTCTTTATCTGTGTACACAACGCGGCGGACGCCAACATGCTTCATCGCGTTTTGACACATAGGGCACGGTTTGCTAATCTTAGCTTCTCCCTCTTTGTTAATTCTTGCTACGTAAACTGTTGAGCCGCGGGTTACTCCCCTGTCGACTCCCAAAATGGCGCCTAATTCTGCATGCAGAGTCGCATCTCCACAGTCTGGTGCGCGGAAACGTGTACCAAAGCTGCAGTGTCGTTGCTTGTTGCAGGAAACGTTACGAATGGAGCTACCCTTAACCAAGACTGCTCCGTGACGAAACTTTCCATAATCTGACTCTTCTGCGACTCGCTTGGCTAGTCCGATATAGCGCTTATTTTTCACTATAATTCCTATCTGCTAAAAGGCACTGTGAGAATAGTATATCCCACAGTGCCTCCAGAGTCAAGAGTTATTTTATTTTTGTTGTTCTGATGATTCTTCTTCAGTATCATAAAATTCGCTGGCAGTTCCCTGACGTTTATCAAACTTCATAACGATCTCTTCGTCCATAATTTCAAAGACACGCTGCTTAAACTTTTCATTAGCCAACTTCTCGACCCACTGAGAACTCATGAACTTCTCCTGATCTCCATTTTCGTATTGAAGTGCATACCATGCGCCGCGCTGAAGAAGGTTCTCGGAACCTTTGATGGCCTCCAGCCAACTTTCTTCATCCTGCACGCCGATACCCTCTCCCCAAAGAATCTTGAATGCGCAATTGCGACCCTGAGTGCCAAATCGAGATTTCTCAAGTTTTGCTTTTACCTCTGATCCGATTCTGAACCCTTTGTCATCCATGATAAAGGAAGCTTTGGCCTTTCGTCCAGTGAGCCACACGCGAAGTGAATAAGCATAGTGCATGGCCTTTCCTCCGGGTGTAATGTATGGAGTGGTCATAGCAACAATGTGCGCATTTGGCCCAGACGGGATGTTCGTCTTTAGCTGGTTTAAAACCAAGAACGTCGACTGACTATTAGCAATGGGCACTGTTAGTTTTGCCATACCCTTAGAGAGAATGCGAGGCTTGACTGCCATAGAGGAGTTGGGGTTAAAATCGCCCTCGATATCTGAGATAGAAGGGGTGAGTGCCAGAGAATCCCAAATAAACAGCATTCTGTTGGCGTTTGAACCCAAAAGCTCTTCGATTGTCTCTAGTACAAATTCCACCGAAGCTGCCTGCACATACAAGAGCGTTTCTAAATCGCAGCCAGCGCGCTCCAAGAAAGTCGGATCGATAGCAGATTCAGAATCAAAGTAGATAACATCAATTCCCATCTTCTGAGCATTCGCGGCGACTTGTGCCGCCATGAACGATTTCCCTGTCGACTCTAGGCCGGCGATTTCCGTGATTTTTCCAACCGGGATGCCGGCTAGTTGGCCGCGGCAAATAATCGAGTCTAGCCAACGAGATCCAGTTGGAATCCAGGCTTTCACTTCGGTTGGGTTTTCATTCTTAAGATCGAAAGCGACATTCATGCCAGCTTTCTTGTTGATAAGGCTTCTCATTTCTGAAATTTGAAGTTTTCCTATCGTTGATTTGCGTCGAGCCATTTTATTCTCCCTATATTTTATATTTTGTTATAATCAAACAACCGCTATTTGTAAGATTTTCGAAATGGCAGTAAAGGCCACTCCTGTTCGTCACCTGAGTGACAAGTTCTCTCATTCTTTGAGATTTTCCCGTTATGATCTTCAGCGGGGTCTCGTTCGAAAACACAAACTCCTCTACAATGCCCTGTACAGAGCGGTGATATTCTCCATGTAAGTCTAGAATTTTCACTAGCTAAGCGTCAGCGTACCGGCCGGTGTCTGCACCTCAACAGTAAAACCTTCGACAACCGCATCGGCCGAGTTAGGTGAAGACTCGTTTTCATCGATTCGGTAAAGATCGGCTGCCTTAATTTTGACCCTGGTCGAGATGTTGCACCAGCCGCGTTTGTGGTCGTAATGCTGAGTTGAGTAATCCAAAGGATACTCGCCTTCATAGATCGTATCGGTGAGCTGCCCAGTCAAGTAGTCCTTGAAAGAACCTTCGTTGTCATAGTTATCGAGAAGTCCCTCGTCCCGCATGTCTTCAAGAATATCGTCAGGAGTGCCGTAAGCGCGCGAAACGGTTACGTCAGAGGCAAGGAGCCCAGCAAGGAGAGAAACAGTCTTGGTGTAACCAATTGTCTCTTCCACGTGGTTGTCGTCAATATGCCAAACATCGGCACCCTCGGTATAGCTAAGGGTGATAAGTGCATCATCAGCGACGCTTAGTTCTCTCAAAGTGTCTGTAATGTTATTCATCTAAAAATTCCTTATCTTGCTTGTGATAATGTGGGACCCCTGTAACCCCGGGCCCCCCTGCGGAGGGATATTTTACCCGATGCCAAGTTCTGCGAATGCAGCATCCACTGAGGAGGGAGCCTCACTCGTAGACGTAGAGGCGTACTTCGTAGTCTCGCTGGAGCGAGTTTCGGCCGATTCATCATCGGAAAGATAAGTGTCCAAAAGACTCTCAACTTCAGTCGATGACTTACGCTCGAAAAGGTCAGTCATGTCCGGAATCGAATCAAGGATTTCCTTGCAACTCTCCGGAGTCATGTCCTCACATAGAGTGGAGGAACGTCGGCGAGGCGTGAGCTTCGTCTGGGGGAAGGAAGCGCCTGGGGGCTTCCCATAGCCCAAAACTAGGTCAGTGCCTGTTTCAGCATCGGTGATATCACCGTATTCTGGGTTGAGGACCAAAGATAGCAGATTCTCATAGGCCATCTTACCATATCCCCAAACTCGGACGCCGCGGCTCTCTTCTCCTCGTACCATGACGGGAGAGAAGAAGCGCTGGCGCGTAAAGAGGCTCTTGGCCATCTTCTTGCTGTCGTCGTCGTTGTTGTTAACGCCCTCAGTCCAAAGACGAGAGGCGAATTCGCAAACGGCGCAGCTTTCTCCGTAATTTCGCTTAGGGCATAAAAACCCTGCGTTCTTGCCCACATTGTAGTGGAACCAATAATCCTTAAAGGGATCTCCATCTGCGGTAGGAATAATACGAATCGTCTGTTCACCATCTTGTGGACGCCAGAACGTATCCTTTCCACCACCTTCACCCTTAAGTTGCGCGAGTCGTGCTCGCATCTTTTCTACATTAATACCCATTTTGATTTCCTTTCATTGGGTTAGAGTATGTTCGGCCAATATCCCGAACATCTAAGTTTGTATTAGCGAACTGTGATTTACACAATAAGCTAAGTTTTGTTCATAGTTCGTCTCAAACACACCGTACGAGACTTTCACATTCTCTTCATTCCTGCTCTTAACAAAATTCGTTATCTTCTTAAAGAGCTTACCGTCTGTTTTTAATGACTCACTGTTTATACCATAATAATACACCCGATCACGGGGTGTTGTCAAGTCAAAAAACAACTTTTCTTCTTCTTTTTCTAAATCAACAATTCCAATAGTAGAAACCCTAGCAGAATCAACCGGTTCCGTGAATGCTCCGACAACGGGTTCTGAATTCGAAAAAACGTTCAACATATGAAAAGTTGATACGATTGCTTCATTCAGCGTATCGTAATATCCACTAATCGGTATATCAACCAGAACCTTTTCGACTTCCAAGTTGGAAATAACGTACATTCTGTCAACTAGTCCGGATCTTGCGTATTCTTGCAAAATATTATACACAATCTTCTCTTGAGTGGCTTTTATTTCGCCTAGAAGGCTAATGTCCGGCTTGACGTACAGGATAGAGACCGGAACGTCAGGAAGTTGCTCCAAGAGCCTTAGGACGCATCCAGTGACCGTACCGGCGCCGCAGGTGGCCAAAATGACCCTACCTGTGATGTTTTTGAAGAAATTTTTAAAATTTGGACAATTTTCTTCATATTCTTCATGAGTTGCCTTCCTGGGTATGGCGTAAATGCCATTCTTTTTGTAACCCTTGAGGCCAACATCAATTTTGTAGCTGGTGTACTGCGGATATTTTGCGAACGTGTCCGCAATATTACACCCAGCAGCGCCTAGGCCAACAATATTCATTATTCCTCAACCCAATCCAAAATATATCCGTTCTTGAATGATCCCCTGGAGACTCGTTTTGCAATCTGTTCGGCGCCGGCACTGTGAAGTTTGAATTCTTTCTTTATAAACTCCAGAACTTCACACACATCTGCCATTTCAGAAAGACAGGGATCTGCAATAAACTCTTGTACCTCTTCAACCAACTTGTCGAGCAGAGCTTGTTGATACTCTTCCTCAGTAGCAACGTGAAACCCTACCATCTTACCATCTTCTTCAATAATCTCTGGTATTCGGTCTCTCACTAGTTTGCTGTATAATTTTTTCTTCATACGTTAAGTTCCCTCATGTCTCCAAAATTCAATCCAACGCTGGCCTTCGCTTTGAAGTTGCCAAGTCGGGTATCTGAAAATATATCGATCAATTCTTCAATATGCTCTTTTTCATCAGAATCCAAATCAATAACAACCGAGTCGTGAATACAAAACGCGATAAAACTCTTCTTATCTTGCAAGAACTCATGAAGCTTAATCATTTGCCGTAATACTAAATCACTAGTCGTACTTTGAATAATATAGTTAAGCGCGCGATGCTCGTCAGTCTCTATTGTTCTACCGAATACCGTTGTTATCTCTTCTCCATTCCAATACTTATCCTTTACAGATGTTTTATTATAAACCTTCTCGGCTTTAATGTCAAGGTGATTCGAATAAAGCCAAGAAAAAATCTTCTGCTTTGCGTCCTCACGGCTGACCTTATTATCATACAGCTGCTGGACGTTCCATTCGTGAATATCGTTGTCTGGTTGATCATGGCCAGCTAAGGACAAGAATGTCCTCAATTCTGCAGCGTTGTAATCAAGCTCCAGATAACATCCATTTGTTGGCTCTAAAACTGCTCGATATTCCTTATTCATGGTCAATATCGGAAAGCTGCCAGGAAACGTCGAAAGGCGACCAGTGACAGTACCAAACAAATTGTATTTGCAACATGGTTCTGTCTTAGAGAGTGTTTTTATAAAATTCCGGGCTCGTAGGGTCCCCAGGTGTGGACGCAAAGCTTTTCCGTTGATTTTAACTTTTTGTTTCTTGACACTCGCAAGTACTCCCTGTAAGGAGGACAGAAAATCATAGTTTTTTGGCTTATCGTATGTCCTGTAAACGTGCTCTGTAATCTGATTTTTCAAATCAAAGTACTCAAGTAAAAACTGCTCTGGCATTAAGTCATAAAAGCAAGTTTCGTCTAAATTAATCTTTGCCTCATAGAAAGAGGAGACGAATGCCCTCATTTTGCGAACTGCGGAGTCCCACTGGTTTCTAATCTTCTCCGGACACATCTCAGTCAGAGACTTTCCGCAATATAGCTTCATATATTGTATATCTTGGCCAGCTAGTTCCGGCGAGTAATCCCAAGTAACGGATTTACCTTCCGGCATGGCGTCTAGTGAAATAACCCCATCGGAGTACACCCCGAAGCATTGCTCTTTATAGTCTAGAAGCTGAAAAAACACACGTGACCTTTCGATTCACCCTTATAATAAACCGTGCCGGCACGAATGTCAAGCTTTTAATACAAATAGGGCTTAACTTGATCGTTAACGTACTTTGTTGCTATTTCCAAGCCCTGTACTTTGTTAATCTGCAGAGCATTTGTGATCTCTGTGTTAATATTGTTAAAATCTAAGTTTTTCTCTCGGAGCCGCAATCTAAAATAGAAATCGAGCCAATAGCCGTCGCCGACTATACTATCCACAGCGCTCATTGTTATGGATTCTCTAAGTTTGTTCTCGATTGTTGTATTCTGGCATACTCTGGCATTCCCCGGGCCGAATGGAGGCTTCTCTGTCCTTATCAGCGGGAAGGCAGTGACATAGCTATTGTAAATTGAGACTAAATCTTCTTTCATATGTTGTATATCTTTAGTGTATGACCTATCATAGTAATGAGAGAAGAAATTACTCTCGTTCGCCCCATACACATCTAGGTATGAGAGCATTTTATCTGAAAATACGTCTGCTGTCAACTTCCATGGAGCATTGCGATGTACGTAAAAGCCGTATTTCCTAGCAGCGCGAACATAATAGTCGAAATTGGGGTCTAACATGTACTTTGTAACTTTTGGTGTGTCGTCACCGTGATCATCGGAAGTCAACTCTATAGATAATCCAGACATCATGGGGTGCGAGGAGTTCGAAACCACAAACCCACTTAATGTAACTGGATCTATGAGGGGCCTGAGTTCTAAGAAGTTAATAAATTCGTTTAAAAACGCCTTGAAACCTGTGACTGCCCTATCCGCTCTTTTCTCTCTTCTGAAATAACTCTGTACGGCTGAACGTAAATGCTGTCTTGAGTCGGAAAACTCTGTTTGATAGTTTTTCCACCCTCGGACTGGCTCTAGAATATTAAACCTTGTGCCGGCATTATTGATATAGCCGGAAGTTGATGCTGCGCGCATATGCTGATGAAAGTCCGCAAAAGCATCGGCAACAAAGTCTAAAACGAAAACGTTCTTGGTGGATTTTATTTGTACTAAGCGGTCGGCCATGGCTTGGTCTGATATAACGATACCATTTTGCGTACGGTCGACACGCCCATAATAGAGTTTGTCATACCACGAATCCATGGGGTTTGGTAGATCACCAAAATAGGGAAACTCTTTGTAAAACTTGCGTCTTTCAAAATTGGCTAAAGAACTGCCGTCGTTCTTACCGCCAGGAGTTAAATATTGATCTAATAAAAAGGGATTGATTGCCATACGATAACTATGTCCTTAAAAGATTATTCATCATTATCCCACCCCTTCGTAAAATTGTCTGGGTTCTCGATTGAGCTGAATTGGCCTTCTGTTTCACGGTCGAAGATGTGACCGTCTACAGTGGATGATTTGCCGTCTCCGGACTGGATGCCGGGGTGGGCGCGGTCCAAGAGGATGTCTAGGGCCGCGGATTGTCTAGCGGATGCTGGCTCTACGTCTCCATCAAATGGCATTGCTTGATGGAGTGCTTTGACTCTCGTTTCGAAGCCGTTTGGGCCGAGAGTGGACTTAATATCTGTAACTAGGTGATACCCTCCAATTCCCAAGAGCCTT